AAATAAATTTTTAAAATTCATATATTTTTTCCAATATATATTTTTTTTAAATTTAAGTTTTCTTTATTAAAAGTAATTAAAGGAATATACATATTACTTATATCAGGGTAAGTACAATTATCAGGAATAGTGATTTTAAATTCTTTACATTCATATTTTATCCAAGGGTTTACTGGCCAATAAAAATCCATATCACAATAAAAAACAAAACGACTATTGGGTTTGATATGTTTATGTGCAATTTGATAATAAAAATCAAATATACGATAGTCTTTTTGAGGATCAATATTAGGTAAAGCAAAGTCATCAAAAAATATACAGTCAAACTTACCTAATTTAGATAGTTCTTTTTGCCAATATCCTTTAACAGGTATTGTCTTATCATCAGCCCAAGCAATTAAATTTTTATAAACCTTATTATCAGCTTCAATAATAGTATGACTTTTAACATTATGTTTTTTTATTTGATTTGCAGAATAACCTAAACCAAAACCTATTTCTAAAACATCACCATAAGGTTGTAATGTGTTTATACATTCTTCCATGTAGGGTTTTTCCCATTCCATCATAACCTGTTCTTTTTTTTCATTTAAAAGAACCTTTTTATTATTTATGTCTCTTTCTTCTGTAAGCATATTATAAAAATATATATGATCTGCTATCTTCTTTCAAGTTGTCTTAGATATAATACTTATAATTAAGTAGGCCACTTACTTTCTTTTAGTAAAGAAAACTGTGTTTGTAAACGCCATACCCCTGAAGCTACAGCTGCTTGAGTAAAAGCTTCTTGATTAACAATTACAACACCATCGCCACCGTCTCCAGCAGCTCCACTAGTAGTTCCAGGATAAACAAATCCACCAGATCCACCGCCACCGCCTAAACCATCAGTTCCATTTCCACCAGCACTATTGTTATTTGTTCCAGCACCACCACCGCCAGCACCTCCAGCACCAGCACTTCCATTAGGTAAACCAACAGGTCCACCACCAGTAAGTCCACCACCGCCGCCACCACCGCCATAAGTTGTACTATTAATTGGCCACGGATACCCAGCACCACCATTTGCCACTGCTCCGGCTGCTGTAGCACCACCACCGCCACTCCCACCAGGAGTTCCGGCACCAACAGAACTAGGATAACCTTCTACAGGACTATAACCTCCAGCATTTCCTGATCCAAAAGGAGCTGATCCAGGTAAAGATCCTCCTCCAGAACCTCCAGGAACACCACTATCTGATCCTCCATAACCACCACCTGTAGCTGATATTGGAGAAGATGCAGTTGCAAAACTTGAGTTACCACCACTTACCCCATCTCCTGGACCTCCAGAAGGTCCGGGAATACCACCACGTCCACCAGCGCCAACTGTAATTGCTACAGCACTTGTAGGTGAAGGGTGAGATGAAATAGCTCTAACTCCGCCAGCTCCACCACCGCCAGTTTTTCTTTGTCCGGCACCACCGCCACCGCCTACTACTAAAACATTTAAATTTCCTGGTCCACCTGGTGTCATTGTAAAACTACCAGGGCTAGTAAAAGTTTCGGTTATTGCACTAATAGGTCCACCTGCAGTAGTAACATTGTCTGGTCCTATAATTCCGCCATTAGATGCCATTATGCTTGCTCCCATTCATTATTAATTGTATTCCATACATAGTTTACACCAGTATCTTCTTTAATTCCATACCATCTTTGATTTTCTTCATCCCACCAAACGTCAATAATTCCATTATCTGAAAGAGGAATAGCAACAGGTGGCTGCCATTCATTATCAACATTTAATGTCCATGATGCATAAGGTTGTTTAGGTATAAATATATCTTTAACAGCATCATAAGTAGAATCTGTCCCTGCATAATTTTTTCTAAATGCTTTTTGTTTTGAAGTTTGTTTCCAATAAGTATTTGGATATTCACTCCAACCTTCGTTTTGCATTAATAATTTGTCATTAATTATGTTGTTAGCTACCCAAGTTTCTGCTTCTGGTGATAAATCTCCACCATTGTTAGAAACGTCTGAGTCTGAAACAACTATAACTCGTATAACTGTATTAGTATCTGTTTTAATTTCTGCAAAGTAAGCCATTATAAAACAATCCTATAATAAAAAAGATTTTTTTTAATTCTGCCATTTGACATAATTAAAGTCTCCTACGCGTCGTTTAGGATTTCGTAATTTACAGTAATAACAGCATCTGAGTTAGCACTTGCGCCAGCTTCAAGGTTATCACCTTCTTCTAAATAAAGCGCTGTGTTTTTATCTACAACTACTAAAGTTGCATCTGCAGGCACAGAGATTGTACTTGCGATTGCTACAGGTGATCCACCTGATTTAGTTATAAAAACTGAAACGTCTACTGCTGATGATCCATCAATGTTTGCTACTATAATACTATTTACTTTAACAAGTGTATCTGAAGCTGCTGCTAAAATCTCTGTAGTAAGAGTAGTAGTTAAAGCCGCTTGTACCGATTCACCTGTGATCGATGTTACGTTTACTAGATTTGGGTTTGCCATAATTTATTTTCTCCTGTTAATCTTTTATCCGAAAACTAATGCCATTGCAATAGCTTTCCCTACTGTTGATGCTGTATTACCATTAATTTGAACTTGACCTGTTCCTTTTGGAACTAGATTAAGACTTACGTTAGTTTCTCCAGAAGCCGTAATACTAGGCGCATTTCCTGAAGCAGCGTTAGCTAATGTAAGCTCGTTAACTGCTGAACCTGTAGCTGTTAATAGTAATAATTCATTACCACTAGTATCTAAAATAGAAGTACCTATTTTAGGAGCGGTTAAAGTTTTGTTAGTTAAAGTCTGAGTACCTGTTTCTGTTACTGTACCTGCTGGAGATAACTCTGCTTCATAAACACCTGTGTTAGTTGCTACACCATCAAGATAAATAAGTTTGTATCCTTTGTCAGTTGCTGAAAAAGTAACTGTTGCTCCCGAACCTGAAACTGCTTTTAATTGTAATGTGTATGCACCTGAAGTAGTGTTTTTAATAATGTAAATATTTTCTGTAAGTAATGGGAAAGTTACAATTCTTGCTCCAGATATTGATCCTGTTAATTCTATAACTCTTTGTTGAGCAGTACCTGTTAAAGCACCATCCGCTATTGTTAAAGCTGTTGGTGTTCCTGAATCAGTTACAGCTTGAGAAAGATAGCCACCTGTAAGTTGTTCAATAAGACTTAAGTTAGCATTAGTTTTTGTTCCCCATTGACCAGCGTTTTCGCCGGTTGCCATTAGTTCTAGACCGAGATCCGTATAAGTTGATGCCATAATTTTGTTCTCCTATTAAGCTGCGTGGTTAACGTCTGTATACGATGTATTACCTGTTATGTCAACATCTTCATATCCAATTTGACCAAAACCTACAGTCTGTAAACTAGCAGTAAACGATAGTCCTGTCAATCCTACAGTCATGTTTGTTGGACTTATTGATCCTACATCTGCTTCAAAACTTATACCAGTTATACCTACTGCCATACCATCTACAGTAGTTGATCCTATCGCACCTTTTAAAACTACTCCAGTTAAATCAACTAATTCTACGGAATTTACAGAAGGTGATCCAATTTCTGCTGTTACTTCTAAACCAGACAATTCCGCAATTGTATTTGGTGAAGCTACTACTGATCCTACTGCAGCAGGTACCGCAAAACTTGCTAAACCTTGACTGTGATCAGTACCATTAGAAAATCCTAAACTACCTATACCTGCACCTATTGCTCCCGGTGCAGAAATATCAAATATCATATCAACTCTACTAACTGTTAAAGAACCTAAGTCAGCGGATAAAGTTACACCGGTTGGTACAATTATACTTGCTGGATTAAATGCAAATGGATCACCCCATTCTCCATTACCAAATGAGTTTACTCCCCAACCATCTGGTCCAAGAGAAGCTGACATTGATAAACCATCTATTAAAACAGTTGTAGTATTTTGTCCCCAGTTACCAGTGCCCCATTCATCTCTACCCCAACCTTCTTCAGATTGTGCATAAGGTAATTCACCTAATTCTGAAGTTATACTAAAACCATCAATTGAAACTACAGGACTAAAACTATCGCCGTAAGGAGCAGTACCCCATGTAGAGTTACCCCATCCTTGTTCAGATGAAGCAATTACTGAACCTACTTCTGTAGACATTGTTACTCCAGTTACAGGAACATTAAGAGTATCTTGTTGACCAAAACTAAGTTTTCCCCACGTAAGCATTCCCCATGAATCAGGTTCTACAGTATTTGCTTGTCCACCCATTCCTGAGTGATTGGTACAATAATAATAAAGTTGTGGAGCACTAGCAGCAACAACTATTTGAACATAGGCACCATTGTCTCCGGCATTACCAGAAGTCGTGACTCCTGTTGTGTATTCAGAACCGCCGTTGTGTGTTCCATTGCTTGTTGTTGAAAATCTAAAAGGGTGTCCACTAACACTATTATCTGAAACATCAAATTTATAAGTATAACCTTCTGCAAGGTTTACAGTTTCTTGTAAGACTCCGTCTATGTAATATCTGTTACCAGCACCAGGATTAGCAACTGTTACTGTGAAAGTTCTGATTAAAGACATAAGGATTTACCCCCTATGCTGTTAGTCTCAGAATAGCTGATGATGAATCGTTAGTTGGAAATTGTATTGTAAAAGTTCCTGAAGAAACAGTTTTGTCTCCACCGAAAGCTACAGAACATACAGCTTCTGTAGTACCAGATCCACCGTTAGCTTGTGTGTTATAAATTAAACAACCGTTCGCTGTGAAAGATGCTGATGTCCAAGACGTGTCAGAAAAATCTGTGAATGCAGTAGTAGAAGTTAAACCTACCCCAGTATTTACAAGAGTGTTTCCTGCTGTTGTGTATCCATTACCGTTTGCTACTTCGTTTGTAGAACTATAATCTGTAGTGGTTGCGTTTAAAGTTGCTGAACTTGTATACAAAGCTATTTTGAAAGTGTCTCCACCTGATCCGTTAGCATCAAAGTCATGATACCCTTGTAATAATTCTTTTTTGAAACTTGAACAAACTGCTGAGGCTATTGTCATAATATTTATCTCCTAATTTTTTTATGGTGAAGGTGACTTGACTTGTATTCTAACAGTTCCGTCAGTGTAGTCATCTCGTCTTCTTCTCCCAATTTGCATTCCAGCAAACTGTTGTATGCCTGTTTTATATTTATTTTCATATAATGTCAACATATCCATTGGACCTTTTAAAAATCCATATGCTTCCACCAAACAAGCATATAATAAGATTTGTGGCATATAATTACTAAGGTAAGTATGAGAATTACCTCCGCTACCTGTACCAAGCCCTACTGGCATTTTGTTGTAGTATATTCTAAATCTATAATTAGCATCAGGTGTAGGGGCTAAATACATACCTCCAGACGTTGAATCTGTAAGACCTGTAGCACCACCAAACATTGCGTAATACTTAGGTAATCCAGTAACATCTTGTCCAGTTAAATCTCCTTGAGGACCTGTTAATCTTCCTACATATTCTGTTAAATATGTTTGATCTTTTTTCTCTAACCAAGTTCCTTCTTCAGAAGTATTAGCAGTATTAAATATTTCTACACCTCTTATAAATAAAGCTCCTGCTGGTG